CCTTCTGCAATCAAACGTGCTGTTGATCCGTCTACCTTGGGTGGAGGCAACCCACCAGCCATCCGTTTCTGAACCAACCCAACGAACCTTACACCTACTTGCTTAAGTCGTTTGATTGCTTCGCTCTCTTTGATTGTTTTTTCAAGGGCTTTTGCGATCGTTGCGTTGAGATCGTCTTTTTGCTCATCAACCCAAGCCGCAATAAACGACCGGACTGGGTTGTTACCCAACCCGAATTCGTGCACTGTACCAATGAATAGATTGCGTTCATCTTCATCCGAGTGAATCCCAACAGTGATTGAATGGTCGGCCAACCACTGCCGAGCCCATTTCATGACTCGTTTATATCCTCTGTCCCGATCGGTCAAAGAGAAGGCACGTGCCATCAAAACACCCAAGGACCTCCCGCAACTTCACGCTCAAGCTCTTTTCGTCTGTGCCAATATATGGTTTTCGATATCCTTTCTGGGGAGATCTTCCGGGCATTCATTCCACTAGGGCTAAGTGCCAACATGTGTGCGGCCAACCAAGATATCCCATCCCCCTGCTTATCTCCCCATACATTAGCTGGTGTGCTCCGTTCAGCTGCCGCAAGCTGCGCATTCACTTGATCCGGATCTGCCGTTTCGAATTCCGGATGTCGGGTTATGAATTCATCGCGGGTCATCACTCTGATGGCAAAAGATCTCTGAGTAGTTTCACGATTGCGGGCCTTGTTTCCCCTCCCAACCAAGTTTTCACAAGCTCGGTATCATTGCCCACCAACTCAAGGATACGCGGAATAACATCCGGATCAATGTCCTTAAGACTCTTGAGCTTCCTTAGCTCGGCTTTGTGATCTCGTGGTTCCGGCCCTACAACCTTCTCGGTATCGACAAAGTCTCGTTTGAATGTGGTATGAGCACAGCAGAAGTCCCAAACCCTGCTAGATATCTCGTTCTTGCCAGGGTGGAACTTTGGGGGTAGTACCGCAAACGGAGTAGGCGGACCATACACCAAACACAAAAGCTTGTTTTCTACGGTTATCATGGACATCTTTTCACCTATTAGTTGGGATGGGCATACGCCATCGTGTACGGCTTGCGGACATCGACCCCACCAATCTTGGCATGAGTCGGAACCTTGAAATACAGGTTGTTAGCTTGGGGAGGTAGCATCTCGAACATTTGAGCGATGATTAGCCTCACAATGCTTGGATCTCTCCGATACATTACGATACGCGGACCGCCAGCATTTACGGTATTGCACCGGTGCCAGACATCGGCATTTTTGACTGTCGCACTGGTTTTGAGAAAGACCTCCAAGATAGACTGATCGCTGTATTCGTTCAGCCTCTTGCGGCACAACCGCCAACTGGCATCGTCCAGTATGAGAGTATCCGGCATCAGGTCTGCTCGGTGAAATACCGCGGTGGCAATCGTTTCTTCCATGTGTATCAGGTCATCTAGGATCTGCTCCGGATCGGCTGTTGGCCAGCTCCCAGTGGGTAGGGTAATGACTGGAACATTGGGGTTGTTAAGAAACCCCACAATGTTATTTGCAACGTCACCAATCGAAGAGACACGATCGATCGTGTGTTCAACCTCGTCTGCAGCTGCGTTCATTTTGTCGGTTTGGAGTGGCTGACCGGCAAAGGCCGCAGCTCGCAAATCGTCGATAGACCAACCGAACGAGTTACCGATAGAAATTAGTTTACCAACAACTTCCGACTGAACCACATCAACCGGGGGTAGGTCATCGGCGTAATCCGTAATCACACGAGCTTCGCCAACAGTCCGCAAGATTTGATAGACGTGTGTCTTTGCACCGGACGGAACCTCGGTGTTCACCGGCAAAAACAGCATTGCTTTTGCTGGTGCTCTGTCTTCTTTCAACCGCTCGGTGAAAACGTATTTCAGTTGACGTTCGAGGAAGTAGCTGTCCCCAGCATCCGTACGGACTTTCAATCCCTCAGAATTGGGATCGAGCCCCCAAGTGTCTCGGATAACACGAGCGGCCATGTCCCACATACGGCCCCAAGCACCCTCCCCATCGAGTCGGATTGTCTCTTCGTTGAACCTGAATCCTTCAATCAACATGGTGTTCTTCCCTAGTACAGTTTTTCTACTACCGCCAAACCAGCACCGGAAGTAGAGCTTCGGTAAACGGCGCCTGGCATTTGAGCAGCATCGCCAGCAGCGTTATCGGATCTAAAAGCCCCCAATGTCCCGGATGCGAAGCGAACGAATACCGCTCCGCCATCTGTAACGGCATCTTCTACCGCTACCCATACACGTCCCTTGACGATACGAGTCAAAGGCTCTGACTCCTCGTAATCTGCCGACACCTCAGACTTGGCAACATCCAACATGCTGATACCTGCAGCACCTAGCGTGGTGATTCCGGCGGCGGTTGTTGGGAGCAAAACACCACGTTCAATGGTTGCCCCCACACTCGTAATCGCCCTTCCCGCGGGGATAGCCTCTTCGGCTATTCGAGTATCCTTGGCACTCGGATACGTTGGCCAAGACAAACCAGGCAGACCAGCGGGCGTGTCCGCAATTACTTCCGTTAACAGTGTCATTGTTTTTCTCCTCTAACCCCTAGCTGCTAGTGGTCTCTTGTAGGCTGGTGTTTGGGGTTTCTGTCCAGACGTCTGTTGGGACGATTGGCTTGGCGTGCTTCTCAGATCTCGAACCTTGTCTCTGCTGTCTGTCTTGATAGCAGGCTCGATTATCTCAAAAACTCCGGAGATATAATCGTCGCTTCTACCCTCCGGATCGAAGTCTTTTTTCACTGACTGGATTGCAGCAACTTTGACATCCCGATCCGACATGTCATCAATGCCGTCAATCTTGGTGAACTCCTGGGCTCGAGTCACAAGTGCTACTCGAGCCTTAACAAGCTTGGGAATGTTCGGTTTATCATCAAGCTTCTTTTCGAGTTCGGCAATCTTCGCGTCTTTCGCATCGAGCTTTTCTTTGAGTCCGTCGATCTCAGCATTTTTGGCGTCGATTCGTTCCGCTTGCTTTTTTTCGTTTTGCTCGAAAGCTTGTTTTGCGGCATCCGGATCTTTTGTGGTGTCATACTCGACACCGTCAACTCTGAACTTCATTCCTATTTCCTCAGTCTGTTGTTGTGGTGCTACGACACCAGAATCTTGAATAGCGGCATTTGAGTCTAGCCTCAAACACGAGTCTCGTCCAGCCCTTGCCCAACCTTGGGGACCTAGGGCGACATGATTGTAGCGTATCTCGCGCTGGATACAATCGTATCTCTCTCCTTCCGGAGTTTTCCCCGAAACCATTTCGGTTTTACATTGGTATCCGCAAGATGTCTCGCAAGCCTCACCGGCGTCTACTTTTTTAATTCCGGTTTTTGCGTTTATCTGCAAGTCTCCTACAACCCAATTCCCCTCTTGCTTAGGTTGTGAGACAACTGAACCGATCGAGACATCGCCCCAATTTTCAGGGTTCACCAGTGTAGGTGGGTGTAGGTCAGTAACCGGAGCATGTGCTAGCGATGCTAGGGAGTCTGCCGAAAATACCTCATCCGCGGGCCTATACTCGCGTTGTACGCTCCCGTCGGGCAGATGGTAGGTGAAGACTCCGGAACGAGTGACCGACGCAGGGACGACCACAGAACCGGCTGGCCCTTGCCGACTTTTCGCTAATCTACCAACGTCGAAACGTATCTGCCGATCAGATGCCATCTCTCTAGCCGTAGCAGCCTAACAGAGCTGCTCGCCAGCGAAATCGACCTAAAACGTTTCACGTGAAACCGGCCCACAAACGACAAAAACACCGAGCTGGCTAACCCCTAATCCGGAATAATCGCCAGCGCCACACACCTACACTGGTAATCTCCCCCAGGATGCTCTTGTCTGCCGTCATCCGACACTACCGGTGGCGTATCCCATCTCTGGATTGTACCGTCCAAGTCTTCGTGTGTTTCCCTAACGTCGCTATCACCAGCCGTAACCCACTCATACTCAACGATCCCCACAGACGTTTGTACCGCTTGACTGATTTGCCCATTGAGTTTGAGCGTCTGATCTCGTGCAATGAAGCGCGCTTTCGACTTTCGAACATTGAGCCTGTGTTCGATCTCTTCTGCTAGGTCTTCAACTCGCTGCCCAACCTTGCCGTCAATAAACTGACGTATCTGTGCAACTGTCTGACTCGTTTGACTCTTAATGAGTGTGGTATTGTTCTGGACGAAACCACGAATCAAAGGTTGGACAGCAGGATCGATCTCGACTTTAATCAACCGTTTCCATTGTCTCGTTTGACCCGCTAGTAGCTCTTTTGCCGTTTGCTCCGAAGCTCGTTCAATGGTCGGTGCTTTCACCAATTCGGCTATGCGCAACTCAATCAAGTCCAGTGTCCGCTGTATGTATGGTGTTACTGCGTCCTGCCTGACCTCTTCTTGCTCCAATGCGGAAAGCAACAAGTCTAGTATAATCTTGTTGATCTTATCGACAAATGCCAGCAGCACGAGCGATTGCCGAGCAATGATAAGCTTCGGTTCTTTCGGAACAAGAGCAAGCTTTCGGCCCTTGCTCTTGGCATTGCGATACCTGCGCTTTACCTCGGACGGGAATTCATCCATGTGTGTTCACCGTAACGCCTCAAAAGCCTGCCGCGTATGAATTCATGGATACTACTCATCCGACTCACCCGACTCCGATTCGTAAGCCTTTTGCACCATCGCCCTTTGCTTATCCTTGAAAGCGATAACGGCTAGGTGGCCATCACCAGGATCCTGGCCAGGTTTACTACCCCAGGGTGGATGTGGTACTGGAAGCGACGCTCGCACCTCATTGAGTGACAAAACTTCACTCGTGGTTGTAGCAGTCAATGCTACAGTACCAACCGGCTCTTCTCCAGTTGCAGGTTCGTCCGTCGTTTCGTCCGTCGTTTCGTCCGTCGTTTCCGTTTCAAGCTCCTGAGTCAGTTCATCATCCAACACAATCTCATCGTCCCAACTGGTGTCACCATATCGGCTATTTCGAATCTCGGTTGCTGCAACAACCCCGATACCATGATGTATCTCATCTGTCTCAGCTATGATCTTCCTTGTCTCCGCTTGCTCCTTTGGTGGAGCGGACCACAAAGAATTAAATTCGATTTTGAAATCCGGTTCCAAACCGAGACTCTGTGCAACCAACGTATAGAAGTGTTCAAGCACAGGTTTCAGTTTATTCTCTTGGTCTGTTGCTAGCGAATCGTAATAATTCCTTAAGTCGCTTTCACCGGTAGCGTTCTCCCCAGCTGGAGACCGACCAAACAACCTAGTAACGGGTATGTCCGCAAC